TTATAAACCTGTTGCTACAATTTTTAGAATTTCTCCAAGTGTTACATTACCTGTAACTATCGAATAGATAACAAAACCCCAAATTAATAATCTAAGTATCTTATATCCTAGTGCAATTATAATTTCAGTTTGTGTTGCTTCTTTTCTGTTACTTAAAAGAGTGTCAACTGATTCAATTTTAGCTTTTTCTCTTTTTAGTGAAGGTATTATTTTAGTTATTAGTTGTAATATTTTCATGCTTTTCTTGCTTGTTTTTTTATTCTCATCTTCCCCATTTTAATGTAAATGGGATAAAATAAATTATTCTTTTTTCGATATTGTTTTAAATAGAAAAATCTCGAAATCTTGAAGAATAAAGAGAAAATTAAAACAGCACAAGATAGAGCTGTAAAATATTGATTAGCAAACTGGACAAAGGCATTTATTACACCTAAACCAGTCGAACTAGCTAATAACGTGTTTATTGTATTTTTTATCATTTATATCATACTCTTATTTTTTTAGTTGTTAGTTATTGAAAAGGATTCAGTATTTAACAGTTGTATAGTCGGAGAATTTTAATATTCTGGCATCCTAAAGGAAATATTATCAATTTTTTTAATTTTATCTGTCAATTCAAACATTTCTGAACAAGCATATGCCAATGGAACAACATACATATCAGCAATATCAGCAAGCACATTAACCCCTCTAGCTCTTATAGCTTTTGAAGCTAAACAAGCTTCTCTTAATTTATCTTCCTTACATTTTTGCGGAGAATCTAACATGAAATGTGAGCGACATGATAATGGACGTACAGGGTATATAGAACATTTATTTTCATGAAGAAATGGACATGGCAAATTATTCGAATCTACAACATTCATAAAATCCACAAACACTTCCTTAACGTTTAATATTTCTTTGTTTGGTGTATTAGCATGAAAAAAACTCAACCAATCTTCATGGTTCTTTTTTATTCGATTAAGGTCTTCTCCATGAATATTTTGTTTAACGTAGTCTTCAATTAATGGTTGTTCCCATAATAATACTTCTATAGATTGATAACAACAATGGTCACACCCTTCAATACAACAATTTTGAATTTCTCCTACCGCTTTATCTAAGACTTCATGTAAATGTCCTACAATGTTTTTGATTTTTCCTCTAGTATCCATAAATTCAAATATTAAAAAAACCACCCAATTGGGTGGTTTTAATTACAAAGTGACTTCTTGTTAATCATTTATTTGTCAGTAAACATTATTAAATTTAAAATATTAATTTCTTAATAACAAAATATTATGAAAAAATATTTACTAGATTTTGTAAAATTGTTTCATCCAGACATTGATAAAAACACCTCCATATTCACCTTACTATTAGTAATATTGGCGCTTTCAGTAGTTTTATTATTCACTTACATTAATACGTAATAAAAGATTCTTAATAACCCCTCCTTCTATCCCTAACATGTTTATCTCTTTCTATAATCAGAATCTTTAGAATATCTCGTTCAGAATGATATCGTACCTGTATCCAACTTTCTTTAGATTCTGAAATTTGAAAGAAACTTTGATTTTTGTTCTTCGCTTGAAGCACTTGATATTCCTTCACTATTCCATCCAATTTTGCTAAGATTTCTAAATCTTCAACATACTCGAATTTGGATAGTTTAAGACCTTCAATTTTATCATCTGTGAGTAAATAATAGTTACTACTATTCTGGTCTTTAATGTATTTCTTCATCTATTAGAATTAAAAGAAAAGGCAGTGCCTTAGCACCACCAATCCTGATTTGAGACTACTAATATAATGATTAATTAGAAGTTACCATTATTTAATCTAGTCCAACAATCAGACATCTGAATAAATTCAACCCATTCATTCTCATCTGATACTGTATAAGTTCCACTTGTTCTTTTTGTGTTCGTATCCCATCTCATACGACTATTAGAATTAGCTACAATTTTAACAGCTTTACCTGATGTTCCAATTCTTATTATAGTTCCGTTTGGTGTATTTCCTGAATCTGGAAGTCTAACGTAAAAACTACCCGAAGCATCAAAATCGACATAGTAAGAATTAAACTCCATTTTAAGCTGAGTAGGTGAAGATGAATTAGAAGACCATTCAGAAGAAGTTGATGAAATCACCTTACCACCACCTGTAACACATCCACCTAATTTAAATTCACTGGCATATTTGGTAAGAGTCTTAGGACTATTCAAGAATGTATAATCATCACCTTCTAAATAGATGCTACGATTAGCAAATATTTCCACACCTAAATCACTTGAACTGCTATAAGTTTTCGACCTTATTCCACCTGTTCTTGATAAAGTAGAACCTGAATTATACCCCACATATAAAGCTGCTGATTGTTGTGAGGAATTTCTATAAACACCTATATCACCGCCACTTGCATTTAATTGAAGGCTTAAATTAGTTGAAATTAACGATGATGAACCAATCTTAAAACCTCCTATTTCACCGCTTTTTGCGAACATCTTACCATCAGTATCAACTCTAAAATATTTAGCTCTAATAGCTCCGTCCTTATGGATAGTCATACCTGATGTAGTGTAGGCATTTGAACCTTGATATGTACCTGAATAAATAGATGCTGTATTAATTATCCACGCTCCAATAGTACCTTTGGTTGATGCTAATGATAAAGTATTAATCTTACTTGCTGTTACTACTGCTGCCTGAATACTCGAAGTATTTATTTTAGTAGCATCAATAACACCAGATTTAATATTTTCAGCATATACAGAATTTGCTGCTAATTCACTTGTAGTAATAGCATTTGCTGCTATTTGAGTAGCCGTAATAGTATTAGATGTTATCTTATTTCCGTGTAAACTTCCTGTAGAAATTCTAGCCGCTGATAAAGTACCTGTAGTCATTTTTGAAGCACTTAAATCAGTGGTTTGAACTATACTTGATTTAATAACATCAGCTTCTAAAAGTGATGTTCTAATTTTGTTATTTGTAATAAGAGTAACACCACCAACTTTAGCAGAATTAACAGATAATGTATCTCCTGAATCAATTAAAGCATTAGAATAATCCTTATCAATATTTGAAGCAATAGAGGTAGTTATTCCAATATCCCAACCTGTTGACCATTTTGAAATAGATGAACCAGAATGACCACTTTTAAAATCTCTTACAACTATCTTTGGATAATACCAATTCGAATTACTTTCGCCAATATAAATACAGCATTTAGTACCATCGTGTCCAAAACGCACACGGTTATCAGCTTCTTTACTTCCTGTTAATGCTACAGAAGTATTAACCCAACCTGTTGAATAATTATAACCTGACACTCTTAATGTAAATGCTTTATTACTTGAATAATTGTAAACATCTACATGAAATTCCATCATTGTATTAGTCCAACTCTGAGGTAGAGTAACCTTAATAGCACCTGTATTTGTTCCTGTTAAACTAAGTTCACCACCTATAGGTCTTTTTACAGTTACTACACCACCTGAATTAACATTATTAGCTGTTAATGGGTCATTTTGCCAATTCAGTTTTACAGCACTCGAAAAGGTTACATTTCCTGATGAATTCCAACTTATATTATTATTTGCTAAAAATCCACTACCATCATTATATAGCCCCCATTTAGTTGTATTTGATATTTCACCTGTACTTCTAATAACTACATTACCACCTGAAAATCTATCTTCATTAAAATTCCAACCTGCTATAAAAGCACCAGCATTATCTGCTCTAAAAATATCTTTATATGGATTATTCCCTTTTACTATTCTAAAACCATAATTAGGAGTAGAAGGAAATGAACTAGCAGAATCCTTATTACAAAGCATTCCTAATTGAATAATCTTTATAGAATCGCTATTAATCAATTTAGTATTATCCACATACAGAGTTAAACCTCTTTTTGCTCCTCCGTGTACCGTATCGGTTTCAGAATTTTGCAATACTAAATGTTTACTATCTACACTACTGGATAGGGATGAATTTTTAATATTAAACGAAGCTATTTTACCCTGATTAAAAGAACATGCTAATCCATTGATATAAGTACTTGAAACTGTATCTTTTGTAATAGTTGTAGCTTGTGAAGAGGTTATTTTTGAACCTGCTAAAGTGTAAGCTGAATTAGCTTTACTTTGTGCTGTTGCTGCGTTGGTTACTCCTGTTTCAGCCGTGTTTTGTGCCGTTGAAATAGAATTTGTTAATCCTGAAGTATCTGTTACTTGATTCCACGATAATTTAACTTTATCTGTAAAGGTTACATTTCCTAATTTATCCCAACTAATTGCACCACTTGCTAAAATGCCTGAACCATCACCATTCAATCTCCACAAATAAGATGATTTGAAATTGTAAATAGTTCCATCAGATTTAAGAACTACTGAGCCACCTTGTAATGTAGAATCTGAAATATTCCAACCACCAATTTTTCCGAACTTAGCATTTATACCACCTTCTAAGTATCCGTTTTCAGTCCAAAAACCGTATCCTGATAGATTATTCCAAGTTGGTGAAGTAATACCATCAAGTTTACCTAATCTAACCTTTGTTTTACCTGCGAAAGAGTCAGAATTTACACCGTCAAGCACGTCAACATAAGGGCTGTTATTATCATTACTAGTAATATACACCGCTCCCTGTCTGTTTGTATCTGAAACGTTACCTATTCGTACTAATTCATCACCTATTTCAGGAACCCCCGAACCTGTTTTACTACTTACTGGCGCTCTGAAATAACTATGTGATTCATTGCTAGACTGAGCATCAACAACAAGAGTGTAGTATTTAATACCTCGACCATTCCAAACTTGACAGCGTACAATATCGCCAACTGCAAAAGGTTGTATATTTTTACCGTTATCGGTGTCAACACCAATCCTATAATAAGTTGAATTAGAGCCGTTATCAACCTCGTACTTCATTCCATCGCTAAACCAATAAGAACCATTTCCACTTCTTATCTTATTGATATTCAACTCATACACGTTCATACTCTTTCGTACAGTTAAGCTGTCAACTGTCATATTTCCGCTTACATCTGTACGCCAACCACTTCCACCAAAACCACTTACGTAAGAGTCACTACCTACATAACCTTTAGCTCTAAAGTCTCCAACATTTTGAAGGTTATAAACCGCTTCACTGCCTGTTGTGTCTCTCTCTGCAAATGTTAACCAATTATTAGCAGCTTTGTTAACTATAACAATATCGTTTCTATTCAGATGACGTCCATAAGTTTGTAGGTCGCCTGTAGTAACGTGCATACCTGTAGTAGTAGTGCCTGTATTGTGAACTTTAAACTTTTCAACACCTCCTATGAAAGCCCCGATTCTATTAGTAGTACTACCTGTATCACCTGCTCTTAAATCAATATTACCGTTTAACTGTTGGTTATTGATATACATTGTATTATTGACATTAGAGCCATAACCAATATAACCTAAGCCAGTACCTGTACTAGTTTGGAATCGCATATAAGGAGTAGCAGCCACACCCGAACTTGTACCTTTTAAAATAAGATTCTCAGAGGCTTTAACTATTTTATGAACACCTGTTGTGTATGTACCAGAAGAGTTAACTAAGAACTTTGCGGCATCATTAATACTTACAGCTACAGAAGCGCTAGAACCACCATTATTTTTAATATATGATGTACTATTTCTGTTAAATATTAAGTCATTTCCACTTAGATTTGCTGATAAACCACCTGTTGTTGATGTAATGCTACCACCATAAGAGCCACTTCCCGTTACCGTTTGATTACCCGTAGTTTTAGTACCATCATTTGTAAGTCTAAATATTTCAGAATTATATGCTAACATTACAACTTCACCGATAAGATTACGAAGTCTAAATTGTGAACCCGATGAATAAATTGTAGCTTTTTCTGTACTGTCATTTATAAACCTTAGTACATTGTTACCTGTACCTGCTGCTCTAAGTTTGTGTTCACCACCCTTAGAGTCAAAACCACTTGTAATTACTGCTGTTCCTGTTGTGGATGTTCCAGATGAAGTTGTTTCAAACCGTTTTATACCAACACCCCTAATTTCAATTTGACCATTATCAGAACTTAAAATAGAATTTGCAGTAGCTTTGAATTGTAAAAATCCATTTCTCACGCTACCTGAAGAGTCATAACCAGCTATATAGCCAGCTTCTGAATTTATTTTAAATCCTAACGTAGAGGTGGAAATAACAGTACCTGTAGCAGTATGATTCCCTGTTGTTAAAGTTCCCGAACTTGTAGTTTCAAATCTTCTGAGTCCTGAATGATATAGAATAGGTGCTTTAGTATTTCCGCTTAAAACTATTTGCGTATAAATTACATCTCCAACTCTAGTTTTAAAACTTATATCACCACCATTTACTAAACCTTTTAACTGAGTACTGTAACTACCTGTATTGCTCATTTCTAATCTTGGCAATAGCAAAGCACGAGCGTTCCAATTAACTGTTGATTTATTTGAATTCCCAGAATGCCATATTGTATTATTTTGCCTTGAGTCAGCACTCAAACCCCACGTAAGAACATTATTACTTCCTATGCCAAAATATCCTTTTAATGTTCCGTTATGATAGAATGACATATTTACATTACTAGTGCCTGTTCTATCTAATCTTAAGGGGTTGTAATTACCATTATTAAAAGTAACTTGACCGTTAAAAGTCTCATTAATGTTTGTTCTAGCATACTTTGAAGCATCATACCCTCCTAATTTTAATGAATCCTTTACACTAGCTACACCAACAATTCTTTTATTACTAGCATCCCACGCCAAACTGTAACCATCTGAAATTGCATCTTCTCTAGTGGCTACAGTTTCAAGACTATTAATTTTACCTAATTTGATAAGGGGCTTTGAACCTTCAACCACACCAAACCAATAATCTGAACCTGTACCTCTTCCTAAATTCAGACCACTGAATTTTATATTAGTGTTAGGAATTGTGCTTGTAATAGTGTTGGATGGTTCATTTTTGTTAAGCCATAAAATGTTATTTTTCACCTCTAGCTGTTCAGCCTTAGTGACGTAATGAGAAGAATTTTGAATTATATTGCCATTGAAGATTACATCTTTTTGAAATACATTTTTCTGAGAAAAAATATTTTCAAATTCAATTTTAGCATATTTGTAATCACTTGTATTTGAAGAATCCGAAGTGGTTTCTGAAGAAGAAGTATATGGAGAAGAGAAACTTGTGTTTGGGTTTGTATTTTCACTTCTGAAGTATGTTTTTAATGTATAATTTTTTACGCTTGGCATTTATATCATAGGCTTTATTTTTTAAGATGTGGTTAGTTATTAACCACATCTGTTAGAATTTCAATTAATTGAATATTTGCTGTACAATCTCGAACATCATATTCATAATTGTAAGCAATAAAATCTTTATCAAAATATAAATGTGAAGAAGCAACTGTTTTATCTCTATAAATCGCTCCATATTTAAAATTTGAAGATTTTAATTTTGTATTCATTCTTAAAATAGTACGTTGGCGAATAGTTAAAATTGATTGCATTAATCTAGCTGCTAGAGCATTATTTTTATTATCTCTTAGCTCTTTTTCACTATTCACCCGAAAATCTGTTATTGGTTCATATTCACTCCCATTTTTCCAATATAAGGCACTCAAATAAAGGTCTTTTGAAGTTGTAGGAGTGCCAATATTTAGTTCTTTTGCTGTAGCTTCTTTTCTAGTTGGAAAAGTTACATCTGAATTATAATCATTTACACCTCCTATGTAGTCTTGTACAGTATCAACAGAACCATCTTGAATATTAACATACACATTGTCTAAATAGTAACCTTTTACAGGTAATTCAGCAGTTGTAGAAGAAGTATTTAATTTTGAACTAATTGAATAAAATTTGATTTCCACTTTATTACCTCCATCTGGTTGAGTATTCACATGATAACCATTATCAACCAAATCCTTTACAGCAGATTCAAATTCAATAGTACCGTATGGTGGTGCATATTTCAAACTTCCTGTTGGGTATTTTTTGAAATCAATTTGAATTCCAGTTTTAACTTCATTTTCTATTTGGTCTATTGGTGAATAGAAGAAATATTTAGCATTTTCTAATATTTTACCTAAAGGCTTACCATTCAATATAATTTCTACTCCTATACCACCACCATCATACTGATAGTAATATTTAATTGATTCATTGATATCTTCAAGAGCATAGGAAAACCCAAATTTGAACATGAATTCATTCTCCATTTTCAATGAAGAAGTAAAAGTTGTAGTAATTGTACCACCATTATCATTATAAAGATTTCTTGTTCCGCTCATGTGCATACAATTATCTGAAATAATGTCTTTTGGCTCTGTTCCTTGGTATTTGAATTTGTCTCTGTAATAAGAGAAATCAGGATTATTTTCTAAAGTAATATCGTGTTGGTCATTATATCTAGATTGAGGTTGTACTATTGCCCAACCTTCTGTTCCTTGTTCAAAATCACCATTTGTAGCCCAATTTGGACGTGCAATCCATTTTTGTGTTATTACCTGTTTTTCAATTCCTAATTCTGTTTCATCAGTTCCATATTCATCAATTGTATGGGTGTTTATTCCATCAATTTCAATTACATCTTGAGAAATAGAATTATCTGTTGAATAGTACTTACCTGTTAAAGAATTATACTTGAATTCATGATATTTTAGGGTAGTTATTGAAAAATCTTCATTAGCCCTTTTAATGTCTGCATAACGTTGTATTTTCCATGCTTTTGCATCTTGGAACAATCTACAACCGTAAGCTGTCATTATATCCTTAAGAATATCCAAATTTGAAGCCATACCATCCTGTCTTTGGTAGACTTGTGATTCAATGAATGTATTATAGAATGAACCCTTTTTTTCTGAATTATTTACTTCTTGTTTAGGGTACAATTCACTCAAAATGTGAATATCTAATTTTTCAGGAGTGCTAATATCATTTATAACATTTGAAATTAAATCTAATAAAGTAATCTTTTCAAAATCTTTCCAAAGACCTGGAGAGTTACCATCGGTTAAACCTGTACTTCCTCTTTTCACATATTTTAATTCAGAAAGCCCACAACCTGCTGTTAACTTTATGATTTTTGGGTATTTGTTTGAATGTTCTTCTTCATAAAGAGTTGATGTAATAACACCATAAAATATTACTTCATTTAAGCTTATATTGGTGATTTCACAAGTAAATCTTTTTCGAAAATTGTATTTATTCAACACCTCGGTATCGAACAAGTGTAAATATTGAAAAGATTTAAAAGATTGAAGTTCTATTTCTGCTACAGTTGGTACAACATCAGCAAATAATTCTTCACTAGCATTTTTTGTAATTTTAACGGTATTACTACCAAACTTAAGAGGTTCAGCAGGTAAATATGTATCACCTGCTCTTCCAATTTCTTTAATATCAACTCTAATAAGCTGACTATATTTATTATAAAATGTACCTGAATGTTGTATTAATTTCATTCATATTTCATTATTTTTTATATCAATTTTAGAAGGTCGTTTTTCTTAATAACAGCAGCTAAATCACGTCCTTCAACTTTAAGTTTTACCTCTCCGTTACCATTCCCACCTTTTGAAGAAGTCATTGCACCAGAACGATTAAAATAGTACCCTGTATCGACCACTGTAGGTTTATAATCAGTTTTTTCAACATCTTCCTTTTTTCCTCCGAATAAAGAACCAAATAAACCCATACCTGCTGAAATTATACCACCCCAACCTGCTATATTACCCATAGTTTTCGCTTCTTCATCTGATAATTTACCCATAGACATTAAACTATCTTTTACTGTCAATAATGAATTAGAAAATGAACCTGAAGCCACACTGGCAACATCATAAAAACTTGCTGAACTATCAGCTAAAACACTATTTAGATTTTGAATATTAGATGATAGATTACCAATATTATTAGCAGTATCAAATTTGAAATCTTCACTACCCATATAAGAATTAATAGAAGCTTGATAATTTTTAGTATAATTCTTTTGCTTTTCTATCCCTTCTATTTGTGATGTGTAAAAAGGTTGTTGATGTTGAATAAAACTTTCTCTATCCTTTCCAGATAAACCTTTTAAAATATCTTCATATTCCTTATATAATGCTGTTTGTCTCTTACTTAGAGTATTTAAATATTTATTTGTTTTCTTATTTGAAAAACCACCAACATTATTAAACATCGTATTATAAAGGTGTTCTTCATCATCCTGAACATATGAACCAAAATCATTTCCTTTACCTCTTATATCTGATTTTAAATCATCTTTGAATTTCACCTTACTATTAAGGTCTATTGGCTTAAATTCAATAGATTTAGCCTTAGTTTCGATAACAGAAAATAAACCTTTTATATCACCATCTTTAAATTCTTTATCATTGGAAATCAAACCTTTTTTCAATTCATCTAAGAATGATTTCATCTTGGAAGATTCATTTTTATCTAAATTTACATCATTTAATAATTTACTTACGTTATTATAAAATTCTTGATAAGTTTCCTTCTTTAAAATATTGGCATCTAAGGCATTTACACCATTACCTGAAATATGATTTTGACCTAAATTTTCTCGATAATTTATATAACCAAGTTTTTGTAATAATTCTTCCTGAAGAGATGTAGAAGAAGTTGTACCACTTCCACCACCACCATTACCATCTGTACCAACATAAGCACCAGAATCAACACCATATACTTTAAGCACTTGTTTAACTTGGTAATTTTGTTCTTTCTTCAGTTGATTTAATTCTTCTTGAAGCTCTTTAAGTGGTTCAGTGTAATAAAGTTTTTCGTAATTTTTACCTGTTTGGGTTTTGAAAAATTCAGGTTTTTCTTTCTTTTCCCTTGCTAATAAAGTTTTCTTATAATCAATATGTTCCTGTTTTTCACCTATTTTTTCACTGTTATCTTCATACACTTTTGATAGAGCAGTTGTAGCAGCTTGGTATTTAGCTTTCTTTTCAATTGCCTTAATTTGTCTCTCAATTAATCCTAAAGTGTTTTGGTTTTGCTTGTACTCTTCACCTGCTAATTCAGCTACTTTTTTAGCTACTTCAATTTTCTTATCAGGTATAGTTGTAGATTGATACAAACCCTGTAATAATTTCAGTTCTGCAATCTCTTCCAAAGTGCTTTTCTTTTGTTCTTTAAGAGCCTTAGTATATTCATTAGCAGCCTTATTGTTCTTTTGATAACTTTTATAAAGTTTATACATCCCATAAGCAAGAGCAGCAGCAATTGCAACAGCTCCAACTATAGCAGCTTTATTTAATAATTTAGCTGTTGTATTAGCTTTTGTGGCTACTGTATCAGTATTCGTAGCTGCTGAACTAGTACCTGTAATTATAGTAGCTTTTTTACTTACACTATTCAGTAATTTCTTATTAGATTGCCACATCTCAATCCCACCTGCTACACCGATTGAAACCTTCTCCAAACTTTCAGCAGTTTTAATAAATTCTTCCAGATTAGTACCTGCGAAAGCAGCTCCAAGTGTTCCGACTCCTACGGTCATATCACTTATACCACCTGTAACAGATTTCAGTTCACTAGCTTTTTGTTCAGAATCCAAACCTTCAAAATCAAGCTCCATATTTCGAATCTCAGAATTAACAGAAGCTAATTCTTTAGCTAACTTTTTATATTCCGAAGTTCCTTTTCCAGTATTTTCAAACTCTTCTAATAATTGTTTCTGTCTGCGTTCTAATGATTTCATAGAACCTTCAACCAGTTGTACAGAATCATCAGCATCATTCATTCCATTCCGGAAATCACTGGTCATTTCCTTTATTCTACCATTCACAGTAGATATCTGTGATGCTAGTGTCTTATACTCATCAGTACCTTGTTTTGTCTTGTAAAACTCACTTATTAATTGACTTTGAGTAGATTTTAATCTACCTAGTGAGTCTTCATATATTTTAACCTCTTTCTTACCTTCTTTTAAGCCATTTTTAAAATCATTAGCATCAGCAGTAAGTTTAGCAGATATAGTAAATTCATTGTTATTAGCCATTTATATTAATAATTCCATTTTTCATCAAGGTCTATCATTCTTTCCCTTGTATTATTGCTCAAATCCACCTTTTTGACTTTCTTCTCTTTATCGGTTGGCAACTTCAATAAATCAGTCTCTTCAATGGCTGTTTTTTGCATTCCGTTAAAGTTGATAATAGTAGTAGCTAACCATCTTACTTTCTCCCATTGTTTACTTTCTTTTAGTACAAATTGGTGATGGATTTGAAAAAATTCTTTTGGTCGTAATGAATAAAAATCATCTTTACTCATACCAAAATCTATTACGGCTATAGATAAGCATTCACTTATGCTTACATGTTTTTTTTTACTTCTTCCTCCTTATTATCTTCTTCCTTATTTTCAGGTAAATCTTCATTAAGAAATTCCTTATAAAGTGCTTTTATAAGTTTTGTTCCAAAATCTAAATCTTTTGAACATTCTCTATAATATTCTGTGAGTTGAAGATTAAAATCTCGTTTATTCTCAATACAAGCTGCTTGAATACTACAGTACATCATATCCATCATATTGATATAAGAATTGATAACCATTTGTGTATTTCCATTTGTATCCGTACCTGTATTATCATTATCTGATTTAGCATCATAAAATTGGTTTTCTTTGAATAATACAAAGTCCTCTCCTTTCGCATCCTGATAATAAGCTAATGCTAGAAAAGAAGCTTTAAAATCGTAGTTATTGCCGTTTATATTTATTGTGTTATAAATCATTTTTTCATCTTAGTTTTTTCAAAAAAAGGGTGTAATATTTTACACCCTTTTATATAATTTCATTGTGGTTATTAAGCCGATACTGGTTTAACTACTTCTAATTCTCCTGTACCTTGAAAGTCTACCGAATAACTTCTATTATCTCCTCGATTTCCGTCTTCTTTATAATCTGTGATTATTGCTTTACCTTTCAAATAACCTGCATCATCATCAGCAACTTTGTAAGAAGCACCTTTTAGACCCATTTTCAACAAAAGAGGTTGTTTTGAAATGAATAATTCTAATAAATTGAATTTATCAATAATACCTGCTTCTGCTACACCATGACCAACTGAACCATTATATGTTGAATTCCATGATAACACATCACCAACAAATTCTTCCCAATCTCCTGATTCTTGTGTACCTACATTACGGGTTGACATGTTTGTTGATAGTGAATAACCACTTGCTAACATGAAAGGCTTCCAATTTGTTCCATTATCATTTGATGCGTATAAAATTGCTTCATTTCCGCTTACTATTTCTTGTGACATTTATATTTAAATTCTTTTTTTAATCTGAGTTTCAATAACATAATATTCATGAATTTGGTCGTAATCTTCATTATACAATGATGTATATTCACAACCTGCATCTTCAAGAATATTTGTTACTTTTTCCAGAATTTCCACTGCTTTATCATAGTCTTGAGATACTATATAGATACGTGCAGTAAGTGACGTTTTTTTATTTCTTCTAAGGGAATCTTGAGAATATTTAGGGTCTTGATTATCTTGCTGAAATACAATATAATTACCTGTTGTATCTGATTCAGCACATACAGGGTATATTTGATTTTTAGTGATTTCAACTATTTCAGCATTTTCTTTTAACTTAAGATTAATAAAACTTGTTAAATTCATTCATATTTTATTGTTTTTTAGCCTTTTGGATAATAGAAGTAATGATTTCAGCATATTCTTTAACCATGATATCTTCTGATACATTAGCAGTAGTAGTTATAGCTCCCGAGAAATAATTTGTACCCTTCATTGTACCATATTTACCCCTATTTCCAGTACCATTCTCTAATAAATGACCATGATAACCACGCCAATTACCAAACACTCTAGCACCTATTCGAAGCCCCTTCTTTCCCTTTATATTCTTTGTTCCTATAGACTTTGCTAGATTGCCTGTTTTCTTATTTGGCTTAAGATTATTTCTTATTTCTTTGATAAGAGGTTTAGCAACTTTTTTAAAGACTTTTAAGTCTATTCCTTTTTGTTCTGATGTTGTAAATTCGTTGTATATTTCATCCAGAATTTTAACACCTGATAAAATAACACCCATTATTAATTATGTTATTTTTTCTAAATCAAAAACAATCTCCTGTTTTTGTTTATTTGGATTTTTGAATATGATATTATAATCATCACCATCATACTCTATTCTATCCTTATCTGTAATATCTTCTGCATCATCATAACGACAATACATTTTAATCTTCAGTGTATTAATAAGCTTGTTATTATCTATTATTTCACCACCAGAATAGATTATTATCTTACACCATACATCACATGAAATATTATACCCTTTTGATACACTTCCTGATAATTCTGAAACTGTTTTTGAGTATTTTTTAATGATTACATTTTCGTTTAATTCACCTGCTGATAACATTACACAAACTCCTTTCGAAATGGTGCTAATAAGTAGTAACTTCCTTTACTATTTATTTCAATTTTCTTATCTGATAAATTACCTGTGTAATTCTTATAATCTTCAATGAACATCAAACGAGATTGGTAAATAATTTCAGGTGATTCAGGGAATAATTCTTCTATTTCCTCAATGGTTCTTTGTGTTTCCATTTCAACCATTGATTTCGATAAGAGAATTAATCTATCAAGCTTATCATCTAGCTTATTATTACTAATTTTAAGTTCTTTCTTTACATCTTCTAATGTCATATTTTCCTCTTATTTTTTTGTAAAAGAGGGTGTATTAATACACCCCCTAGGAAATTATATAAATTGCTTACGCTAAGATGTTAGTAATTGCAAGAATGGCTTCTTGGTGTAGAATATTCCAATCAACTTCTACTTCAAAGTGGTAACGAACTTGAGAAGTACCCATATAAGTATAAGGGTCATATTCAACCGTTGCATTCTCGAAGAAATTAACTAAAACGTGTGAGAAGTCACCCATTAAAGCTGTATCATCCTGAATAAAAGGAGATGCTAATACTTTAACTCCTGTGTTAGTAATTGTATCACCTTCAAGCAAAAATTTACCTGAACCTGCATCAATTGCTTCACCTCTCATTGTATTATCCATTAGATAAGAAGTAACAAATTTAGCTTTACCAACATTTACATGTTTCTCTGCTAATTTCTTTCTCCATCCCAATACAGCTTGATAATTAACACCTGCACTTACATGGTCTACTGCTGTACCCATTGCAAAAAGTCCACCAGGGTTTTTCTCTCCTCGTACTGTAGCAGAAAATAATTCGGCTTCAATTGATTCTTCTAAATGAACCTTTGATTCTTGAATAACTTGTGCAGTTGCTCCAACAATATCTTCTCTTACAAAACGCTTTCCAACAAGTACATCAAATGGAATTTTTCTCGCTCGCAATACAACTGTACGAAAGGTTACAGATTTATTATCACCTGCTTCATTTTCACCTTTAAAACCTGCTACACCAGTTAAACGGTTTGCAACAACTTTTTCAACCATTTGAGGCTCAAAAGTAACTTGTACACCAAGCTTATTTAAAAGTTGCTCAGGATACAATGAAGTAGCTAATGATTTATTTGATTGAGTAACTTGAGGGTTATCAGTAATTGATTGCGCTCTTTCTTTTTTAAACATTGAAGTAGGAATACTTCTAACTTTTTTATCATCCGAATTTGGAAGAGTCCAATTTGTCATTTCATTTCTCTTATTTTTTAATGGTTCACCTTCGATTTTCACATCTTCGAATGAACGTGCTTTTTCTTTATTGATAGCAATTTGATTATCAATTTTATTACCTAATTCTGTTGATTGTGTCAACAACTCATTTCTTTCTTTTACTTCGTTTTCTTCTAATTCACGATTTTCTTTTTCAGCTTTAGTTTCAAGAGCTTCCATTTTAGTAATTACTTCTGCTCTCTTTTGCTTCATTTCATCAATTTTCATAAATGTTCGTACTTCTTTTTTCTTTTCTTTTTGTTCAGTAATTACTTCTGAACGTGCTTTTGCAAATGAATCAACATAAGCAGGGTTAACAACTATATTAACCGCCAATAATTCTAGATAATGAATAGTCCTTACCTCTATCCCATTTTCATCATATTCAATTTTGGTTTGGTCTTCATCTTCAAAAAATTCAAATGAATTACCATACAAATCTTCTCTTTTAGCTTTTGCATAAACTGATTGATGTTGTGGGTCTTCCTTATTTAATTGGCATCTGTAATAATATCCATCATCCTTTTCAAATAAAACTAAGGTTGAGTTCCTTTGTCTCCCCAAAATTTCACCATCTATATGATTTGAGGTCATTATTATATCTCTCTTGATATGTACTGCACCACGCACCACTTTTTCATAAAAACCCATATACTTAGAAGCTGAATTATAAGTAATAAAACGACCTTCTAATATCCATTCATCTTTATCATTTTGGGGTGCTGTAATAGTTGTAGTTAAGCTTCTTATTTGCTTTTCTTTACTCATTTAATATTGAGATTCTTTTTTATTCATTTTCAACAATATCAGGTTCTTTAGGCTTGTCTTCCTCTTCAGTCGATTGAATTCTATTATCTATCTGATTTCTTGCTATTTCATCAAGCATAGATAATGGAGTCATACCACCAACAACTACATACTGATTAGCTTCTTCACTTGTAGGAATATTTAAATTCTTAGCAGCATTAGCAGGTGTAGAAATTCCGCACATAATAGCCTTATACCAATATTCGATTCTTGACTTCATATCACCCAGAATATTAGCTGTACGGTCAAATTCAACTATGAATTTTCCAACCTCTTTTTGTGTGAATAATTTTCTGTTAAGCTCCTGTTCAACTTTATCAAATCGAGGTTCTAAACTTTCACTAGTAAAAGCTAATTGAGCAGCTTCCAGTGTATTATAACTTATCTTACCTGCATTGATTTTTTGTGGAATAACACCATAATAACGTGCTACATTTAAATCATTATAAGCTCTTGATTCAAGTAATTGAGAATTTTTAGGGTCTACTGAAATCGGCTTAATATCCATTGATTCACCTTGAGTGAACACAAGACCACCACCATCACTTAAAGCTGATGCTACACTATTACGTGTATCTTTAATTCTATTCTCTGTAGTCCTTCCTTTAAGGTTAATAACAGCAGAAAAATTTGCACCATTTTTAAAGAATTTCTTAGCTGTATTTTCTGAATGGTTGGCTATTTCAAGCGTATCAGCAGCATAAGCATTTAAAGGTGTACCTTCATAACCGTTATCTGTATTTTCCCAAATATGTGCCATAGAAGGTGATTCAATTACCCCATATCCATTTACATCATATTCTACATCACTTGGAATAAATTGATTATTGGGAATAACTCTAACATATTGGTTTTTTATTGGAATAATTTCTTCTAATACACCATAGTTATCTTTTTTCAACATCAAATAACCATTACCATTACCTGTTAAACTATTCCAGATAAATTGTCTCATTACTTCATTTCGGGTGTGTAACTTATTAGGGTTATTTAGCACCTTCTGTACTCTGTGATTAGGTCTATGTACTTTTCCTTCATCAGTAATTTCAAAGACTTTTATAGGACAAGTACTAACACCATTTGCAATAGCAAGAATACAAGCATAAGCAGCAGGTAAATTTGTATTATCACCACCACCAAGAATTCCTTCAAATCCTGATATTGTTGAAAAACTTGCACCTGTAGAAGTTGGTTCACTTCTTATTTTTTGTTGTGATTTTTGTTCTTGTGAATAATTAATATTTACTAATTGCATTCATATTTTTATTCTTTTTTATGTGTTCTTGTTTTAGTAGTTGAACACTGCAATATTATCACTAACATTTCCTACATATCCGTTTTCATTATCGTGCATAAAGCCACTAAGTGCCTGAATCATTGTAATCACGATATCTATTTTGTATTTATTTGAATCATTTTTCTTAAAAGGCTTAGGATTGTTATTATTATCTGTTTTTAAAACAGAATTCTTAAAACAATAACGAGTCATAGGATTATCATCTATAATAACTTCATACTTATTATCATCTATTATTAACAACTCTAATTCCTTTGTTGGTTTACCAAAATGACCATAGCCTTGTCCATGTTTTACAAGATGAAAACCTGAATTTTGTAATTGAGGTGTAATCCCTCCACTTAGGGAAAAATCAAACAGTATAGCCATAACATCCAGATTGTAATTATTTCTATTTCTTTCAATATCCATAGTCACATAATTATAATCTACCGTTGCTGATGGAGTTAATTTTAAATAACCTGCATCATGCATTGTTTTAAAGAAGTGATAGTTATAACAATTTTCAAAACCAATCTTAGGCAAATATGGAACTGATTTGAAAATATATTTCCCATCCTTAAATATTAAATAAGTGACTGAAGTTAAATCGCTCACCGAACTCAAATCCAAGCCAATCCAACACTGACAACCTCTATAATCTTCAAAATCTACTTTTTCAGTACATCTCTTTCTTACATCATTTGCCGATATCCAGACTTCACTGTTTTCTACAAAAACATTTAATAATTTAGTTTTAAATTCTGGTTGTTCAGACTTCAATTTTAAACAGTTATTCAACTGGTCATCATATAAATTTCTAACTCTTCTTTCATGAATATATAAGGGATGTACTTTTTCAACTGCTCTATTCTCTATACACTTTTCCCAACATTCTTTTTCGTCATCATCCAAGTCATATATTAAAGCAAACTTTGATTTAGGAAGAGATTTATTTTGTAATTCTTCTTTATAAGTATCATACATTTCTTTCAACAAACCATCCATTATATCACCTGCTGTTGAAATATAAATACCTAATGGGTTCTCTCTTTTACCTGCTGTATACTCTAAAGCTGTTTTAAGTTTAGAATCCTTTGCTGCCCAAACTTCATCATAGATAAAACAAGATGGATTTTTACCATCATTCCTTTTCTTATCCGCACTAATACAAAACATTTGTCCATCAGTATTTTTAAATTTCAATATGCCCTGATGGTTATATTCTGATTCAGGAATTTTCCATGCATTTCTACATTTTGAAACTGAATATTTACACATATCCTTAGCCTGTTTAAATACTTCACCTGCTTGTTCCTTTGAATTTGCAGCTATATTTACAACAGCCTTTTCCTTATCGGTTCTGTCTGGAAACATGATTGCAATTATTCCAAGGATAGCAGCAATAAAGGATTTACCGCCACCTCTTGTCATTAGAATAAATGCTTCTTTTACGACTCTGTAATTATCCTCTTTATAAAACCATCCATGAATACCTGCAATGATGAAAGCCTGAAAAGGGTAAAACACTATCTTCTTATTGTCTACTGTTCTGTAGTTATTCTCTATAGCATTTATAATTCTCTGTACCCATGCCGTATCAAAATAAATATCTTTATCATTTGATAGTTCTACAAAAACATCAATCATAGAACGGAGTGAAGAAGAAGCAAGAACTGAACCGTTAAGAATACCCATGACATAATCATCTACTCTTTTAATTCCGACTTTCTTATAATTCATTAATATTCTAATTCATTTTTATCCGTAGGCTTTAGTTCCTTTTTACTTTTCTGAGTAAGCATTAATTGAACTGCATAAGTGAGATATAAAGACTGTAGAGATTTAATCTCTACTATAAAAGGATGCTTTCTAATTGCTCCTGTTTTCTGGTCGATATATGTTGGTTCTTTCTTGACTTCTTCAGAATATTCAATGATGTTCTGATACACTAAAGCCATTTGAGTACAAGGCAAGACATCAATATTTGTGAAGCCTCTTTCCTGTTCAATTAACTCCTTTAGGATTTTGTAATGTGCTTTGGCTATAGGTTCTTTTCGAAGAGCAGAAGGAATTGTATCTTTTAATTCTTTCTTCATATTCTCTTTCTTTATTTTGGTAGGTTGATAGATGCTATTATATAATCAAGCATTCTATCTTTATAGTATAAGTTCAATTGGAATTCTTTATTCTTCTTTCTTATACTTTTCTTCTTTATCACATAGGCTTTATCAATGATTCCTATGTCTTTAATATTGGCTCTAATTAATAATTTAATATGTGATTTATTAGCTGCTCTTTCATGAGCATATTCATATTTAATATTTGAAATTAAGTCACCATTATATTTATCAGTTAAGAGTTCAGTATTTAATATTTTAATTCTTTTATCTCCCTGTATTACTACAGCATATTCAAATTCATCTACAACATCTTCTATTAGTTCATTATCCTTATTGTAGAATTCAACACTGGTGACTACTTTATGAGTAAATGATAGATAACGCTGTATACAGGCAATTGATATTTTCTTATCATGTGTTTGTAACATTAATGGTTAACAATTATTTTTTATTACCCCTTGATTTACTGACAGTTAGAAGGATTTATTTAAGTCTCCCCCCTATCTTAAAATACTGATATACAGGGGAAACCACCGAAGGGAGTGACCTTTAAACGTGCGATACTTTTTCAGAATTTCAGCGTTTTTGGTAATCAAGGTTTTTCTGGTAGACTTCGAAGTAATAAGAATGAAAATTTGTATTAGTTTCTTCATACACTTCAATTAGAAGTTCCATATCTTCCACATCTATTTTCATAAATTTATGTACTTCGATGTGGCATGATTCACACAAACCACTTAGATTTTCATAATCAAAAGCATATTCTAAAGCTTTATCATAGTCAGTATCTAAATATTGAGCAAAGGGTATAATATGATGTATGTGTTCTGTGTACTTTCTTTTACAACATTCACATATTGGGTTATCAGAAAATTTTAAGGTTCTTAAATCCTTCCATTGTCTACTCTGATAGATTTTCTGGTGAGCCTGTTTAGCTCTTATCATTCTTTAACTTGTGTTTTACTTGTTGCTTAAACAGGTCTAAAAATGAATAGAAACCAGTTAAACTAAATACAATAAATGTTCCAAATAAAACTGCAAGAATTCCAGAGGTAATAAGTGTTGTGGGTGTTATTCCAAAGATTATTAAAATAACAGGGATGGAGAAAATTACAACCGCATTAAAAGCTAATTCTAATAACTGAAGTAATAAATTGAGTGTAAATAATATTGATAATTTTAATTCTTTCATTTATTGTTCTTTCCATTTTTTATAGAATGTATCAAATTCCTTTTCATCCATTCTTTTTACTCTTTCGTGTCCATTAAATAGTACATAGTAAGTAGCACTAATATTTGCTTTTCTGATAATAATTGTTCCAGATTCGTTTCTATATTCACCATTAACATATTTAATCTCAGATACTCTATCTAGTAATGTTAATTTCTTTTTAGAAGCTTTTTTTACTTCCACTTCTGTTTCAATTGCTACTTCTTGAGTAACTTGTTCTTCTGCTTTCTTAACAACTTTTTTAGTCGTTTCTGTTGCTTTTTTCTTAGCCATTTTTTATAATTTCCTTTTTTATTATGGTAATAATTCAATGTATTTTAATCACATTCTTTGTTTTTCATTAAAAACACCATACATTTTACATATATTTTCCTATTATTATTACCACTTTTTTATACTTTTTGAGCGCTTTTCTGGTGATTTTTTATAATTTATTTTTAAATTATTTCTTTTATTCTCTCCATAACATCAGGATGGATACCTGCGCAAAATGGTTTATTTGTTGGGTCTATATCTGAGTGCTGTTTTATATTAATATCACCATGTTTTGATTTCAACATCCTCAATAAATTTATTAAGGAATTCATTTGATTTTCTGTGAATATTCCATCCTTACTTATTAAACATATACCAATTGTGTTTCTATTATGACCATATGTATGTGCGCCTGATTTGTTTGTCCTTCTTCCACTCTCGATTAACCCATCACAAACTTCATCATAGTAGCCTGAATTGGTATATCCATTTAGTACAACATAGTTATATCCAATTTCATCATATCCCTTTTCTCTATGCCAAGAATCAATCAGTAAGGCATTTCCAAACGATGATGCAGAAGCATGTATTATTACTTCTTTACTCTCATTTAAATTCTTTGTTAATACTTTTACTCTCTTGGTTATCTGTTCATTATTCATCCATATCTTATTGTTTTTTTAGCATTTTCCATCTATAAAAAAGCTCCCAATCAATACTGAGTGGGAGCTTAAAAAAAATAAATCTTTAAAATGAAAAACTTAATTAAAGTCCTTATTCTATATATTTAAGTTATGATATCAAAAAGTGTTTTTTTGCAATTATTTTTATAAAAAAGAGCATCCATTAATGAATACTCTTAATAATCTCTTTATTATTTACTCAACTAAAATGGTTGCAACTCAGCCATTCGTTGAACAATTTTTCGTTTAAAGTAAGTCCCTTCACCAACCAATGCAGTAATCTCTGGAATATTTCGTAAATATTCTCTTATAGAATTTTCATGACCTGTCAAATCCAATTCAGTACATTCAATACCTTTTTCCTCTGCATATTCATTTATCCAATAGTCTATTATTTTATCCACTTCATCATTATCTATAGATTTTGAAGGTATACCACCCCTTATTCCTCTTAAAATTTGTAACGATTCTTCAAGTAATTCTCTATCACTTCTAATATCCTTCTCCTCACTAGATGATTTTGGAGTTTTAGACAATCGTTTTTCAAGTTGCTCCCAGTTCGTATCGAAAACAGATTTCAAACTAGATTCTCTAAGATTTTTACCACCTGTCTCACTAACAATACCATTAATAGTCTTTAATAACTTAAATATATCTTCTTTATTAAAACTTGTGTGTTGAAACTGTGAAAGTGGAGATTGGACATTAGCAGGTGTTATATCGAACAAGAAAGTACAAACAAACGCATCTTCATTTTTTGCTATTGCTCCTGCCTCGAAATGCACCCAATTCGAATTTAAATTTTCCTCAGTTAGGCAAATGATTGCTACCTTAGATTCTTTCAATTCGTTAGCTATTTCTTTACTCCAACGTTTTCCTTTGTCAATATCCGTTGAAATCCAAGGCTCTAATGATTGTAAAACTTGTTCTAACCAACTACTAAGAGACTCTGCTATATACTTGCTTCTTTCACCAGACCAACTTATAAATGTTTTCATTTTTCTCGTTTATATTATATTCTTAAATAATCATCTATATCATATTCCCTATTCATAAAATGCAAAGTCCCTGGTTGAACTTGTGGTTTTACTCCTAGAAGTTTTTCACTTTTAACTTTTTCAGAAAATTCCCTTACGCTTTCTTTATTAGGAAACATGTCAATATGGGTCACAATATTCCACATCAGATTAAAAAGTAAATCATCCGTAAATATTACATGTTCAACTGTTATATTGTTCGAATTTCCATTATGAACAAGTTCACACCTCCTTAGGTATGCATCTTTTATCTTCTCTTGATAGTTCTTATCCTCCCAATAATCAACCCATCCAATAAAAGCTTCAGCAAGTTCTGGAAGTCTTTCCATATACTTATCTTGACTAGGTAACAACATTTCTATAGCAATCATATTCCATAGAAATGCGTATTCCAAATCTCGACTCATCATACTTTTTCCAGACATTTCAGCAGCACGGATAATTGTATCCTTCCACTTCTTATTCATTTTTTTCTTTGAATCAATTAGTTTTAGAAATTCTAAAAAGAAAAAATCCTTATGAAATTTCAACCATTTCTTTCCAATCCTAAAGGGTAATATTTTACTTTCTTTGGTGGAACACAAACTTGACTTATATTCATTTTTATTAAGAATGAATAGTTCAGTATGAGTATTCAAATCAATCATTCCAAATTGTGAATTTCTTCTTCTATTACAATATCCTAATTGTGAAAAACCTAAAATATGAGTAGCCTTTTCAACTTCCTTACGAATATCATATCTTAACTTTTCATCTTTCGAATCCCCTCGAAATGTACATATTGCATAAGTTTTAGATAATTTGAAATAATTACTAAGAAATTTGGTTTCATTAATTCGAGAAAGTGGTACAGGAAAACCAAGTCGCTTTCTAACTCTTGGTATTTTTGTTACATCAATAAAAGTAACTCTACCAATCTTCAATTCCTTTGAAATACTTTTTCCTAACTCCAAACTATAAATTGGAGTAATGAACAACCATTCATCATTCTTTGACTTAACAACAATACTATTCTTCAAAATCTAAACTTTTAAAATCCATTAAAATGCTATTCTGTAATTTTAATTCAATATTTAACTTTCTTATCTTAACATCATAATAGACCGAATGTTCACTATCTGAAAATTTGGATTCAGATATTTCAACATCTTTCTTTTTAACACCAGAAAAGTCTCGATGACTTTGTTTCAATAAATAAACAATATCCTCACGAAGACAAGGTAATTTAACATTTTGCTCTACTGGATAACTTTGAAGAATTAAATAACGTTTATAATCTTCTTCAGAAAAAATACCAAGTTTCTTTAGCAATACCATTTGATAATTAAAACTTGCCAAATAATAATTTAAACTACCTCTATCATAGTCCAGAATTAATAATTCTCTAACTACTATTAATAATATTATCAAATGGGATTTAAATGAATGAAGAGAACTTATAACATTGTACTCATCTTTATTCATAAAAATCTGCTTAGTTTGGTCGAGTCCCAATTCTTTAATAGAAATATTAATTACCGAAAACAAATCAATATCTCTAATCAAAACCTTTTGACCATCTGATATTTCACCATATACTTTATCGTTTTCAACAAAATACTTTTTCCTCTTTCTCTTATCTTGAACTAAATTCCAAAATGGTAATAACTCTAGAGGAGTAATATTATGATTCTTAATTTCCTTCAGTTCCTCACCAACTTTAAACATTTGTGTTTCAAGAGATTTTATTTTCTCATTCTTTTCATTAACCTGAATCTGGTTTTTAAAAGACAAAACAATCCAAATCAAAGTTGAAACAGTAGCAAGAGTTCCAACAATTCCACCAAAAAAACCTGCGAAATTAGACCAATCCGAAGAATCTAGTGAAAGTGAACCGTGAAAAATCATGAAATACAAGGAAAGAATACCCCCAATAAGTAAGAGAAGAAGTAAAATAAATATATTTCCTTTTCTTAAGACAGTTTTATCCATAGTATCAGAATTAACATTAGAACATAAAGTTAACAACACCATATGAATTAACAATATATCTCATAAAAAAAAGAGTTGCCTTTTAAAAAGTAACTCTTCTTCATATTCCTCTTTTTCAATTTATTCTACATCGCACCATGTTCTACCTGTTGCGATACCATACAGGCAATTATAGCTTACATTATACTTATCTTGATAGTATGAATAGTTCACTTTAGTATTTTCGTCTAAAGTGCTTATATACTCTTTAAATTCAATAATATTATTATTAGAAATGGTTCGATGAGCATCTTTTATTCTTACCATCGAATAGTTCATATTCTCTTGTCTGCTTCTCACATCCAGATTCTCTAAACTATTATTACTTCTATCGTAGTCTAAATGATTAATTTCAAAACCTTCAGGAATTTCACCAACCCATGAAGACCAAACAGCTATTTGGCAATAAACTTGATGATTCTTACCATCAATTCTTAAATTCCATTTGTAATAATCATTGGCATTCTTGACTGGTTGTAGTTTTCTGCCTGTCTTTGAGTTAAAACACTCTCCTTTTCTGTTTAAATAATAATTAGTATCACGAAATTGTACTAAAACTTCATCATCTAATTCTTGAGTATCTAAACAGATATAGTTTTTCTCTAACCAGTTGTAATCATCAAATACACCCAACCTATGAGCAGTATTATAAATATTTGGATATGCTTCTCTAAATTCTTGTAGGTTGTCAAAATGAGCTAATAATTCATGAATTAATGCTCTTCTGTTTTCATTTTTTAATTCTTTCTTTTCTGATTTGATTTCATAATTTTTCATTTTAAATAATGTTCTTTTTTTTAAGTACACTGAAGTACTTACATTATTATATATTCTTGAAAAAATATGAAAAAGCGTATTTTTTGATATTTTTTATAAAAATTTTTTAATATTTTAATTTATCATATTTGGATTGATTAATGATGGTTTAAATTATTAATTCTTTAATCTCTGATGTAAGTTTTTAATATTTTAATTTCCTTTTAGAATAGAAATGTAGATAACACGACACTAAATGAATTTATCAAAAAGTAGAATATCAAGCTTTTGGGGTTTGTGAACCAATATGGTTATAAGATTCTTTTTGTTTTGTCCAACTTGAGATAAACAATAAAATACCCTTAGTAGTAGCTAACATTATTCTCGCTGAATTAATTTTTTCTTCCATACTAACAAAATCATCATTCTTTTGAATAATTCCTTCTATTTTTCTACCTCCGCCTTTCCTAACAGATTTACTTGTAACATTATTACTAAAATGTACATATCCACAACCTGCTTTATAAGCATCTTTAACCCATGAAAAAGTCTTATTTTTTGATAATCTATCACATAAATAATTATCACTCATCTTCTTACCTCTATCATCTTTAAGTTGATTAATTTGCTTACCACCAATTACTTTAAGAGCAAAATCATCAACATTAAATGATATGATTGTCGATGCGAAAATACGCAATAAAGAATCTATTTGGATTCTAACTAATGGAGCTGCTGATAAAAAGTTTTTATCTCGCATTAATAAAGTGTAACCCCTTATAGTATTTATACTACGATTTAAGATGGCTGAACAAAATAAATCATAGGAATATAAACCATAAGTTTCAAGCATTACCTTACTATAATCCTTAATAATGATATCTAATCCTTTATCCAATTTTTTTAATAAATCCTCTAATTCTATTTCTTTATCTTCCATAATCTATTTTTATTGTAAAGTTATAATTTATTCTACAGATAATAAATTGAATAAAAAGAATATTACATTATCATTATCTGGCATATTTTTAAAAAGTTTTAAATAAGGATATTTATAACGGTTTTAATAGATTTAGGTTTGAATGTAACTTAATTATTAGATTTGAATAGTTATTAGACTAAATCAAGAATAAACTATGTTAATTTTAATAGAAAGCTTTCTTCAGGAGTTTTTTGTGTTTGGGTTGCGAAGCACAAACCCATGAACAAAAACGATAATATTCATTTATAATATATTCTACTTTAAAGCCTTTTTAGACCATTTCACTTTGAATATATCAACTATCATTGTTGAATATATCTTTGCTTAAAGTTTACCTAAACCTTGTTGAATAGAGTTTTGTTTGTGTTGTGGCGAAGCAAACAAACACAAAAGCAAACAAACGATAATATTTATTTTTAATATAATCTATTTAAAAGCCTTTTAAACCCTTTGTTTATTGAATATAACTTACTATTCATTTATTCTTTATTATTAGCTTAAACCATAGATAATCCTATTCAGGTTTGAGTATAACTTTGTTTGTTTCTTTAATATATTATTCAATCCTAATAGAGTTGTTTTGTGTTGGTGTGCAAAGCACAACACCATAAACAAAATACGATATCAACATTAATAAATCTTCTTTTGTGAGACATCATTATTAAATATTACACCTTAAAATCACAAAACCTTCTTGTCTACCTTTATTCTTTATATAATACCTTATTAGAATTAAGGTAGGCAGTCGTGTTTTGTGATAAAATCAATCGTCTTTTGTGATATAAACAAGTAAATATTACAAACAAGGTAGATAATCGTGTTTTGTGACAAACCATATTAAAAAAAACATAAGATATTGACGTTTTCAATAATGATTATTTAATAGATAGTATAGATTGTTTTGTTAGTTACACACTAAAAGGGGTTTTGATTTATTTCGAACCCCTTTTTTAATGCTTTAAATAAACATTTTGATTTTTTTTTCATATAAAAATAAAATAAATCGTGTTTTGTGAGTTTTGACTAGTTAATATTTAATAGATACTATGTGTAACGAACAAAACAAAATATTAAAAAATGGAAAAACAAAACAACTACAGACCACTTAATTACAAACCCTCATTAAAATGGGTAAATGATAATATTAAAGATGGAATAAACAATGAAGAAGTGAATGGTATCAAAGTGATAATATTTAATAATCCTACATGGTTACCTTATTCGATTTCAAAAATCAGTCTATTAAAAAACATTTATTCAAAAATTGATAATACTAAGAAGAAAGACTTATTAATACAACACATTGTAACATTTGCATATTTGAATAAAGGAAGGGAAAAATCAGTATATGGTCACCTAAAAAAATATTTATCATCTGAATTTGAAGAATGTGATATTTCAGATAAGTTTTTATTATCAAAAATAAAATATGATTATCAATTTGAAAGTACATTAATCAGAAAAGAACCTATTAATTATATAATTGATAGGGAATCAAAATTTGATATGGAAGATACTAACACACAAAAAACAATACAAACACTAATGACAAAATATAGAACAATTAAAACTGACATCAAGCACGATAAGATTATTGAGATTTATAATAATTATAAGAATGAAATATTTAACATGAGTGATTTAAATAAATTTATTGAAATCGAAACACAAAGTACCATAACATTAAAAAATGACACATTGATTTCTATTTTAAAAAAGAAGAATATTGAATACAAACACAAACAAATAACAATTGGTGAACATACTTTAAATTTCACAACTAGAAAGGAATATGAATACATTAAAGATTTAGAAAAGTATTTCAAATCACATAACGATATCACATCAAATGCACTTGGAAACAAGCATGAAATAGTAAAAAGATTTTGGAAAAAGAATGAATACATTAAGTCTATTATAACTTCATCATATTCATCAATAAAGCAATCTCAGAAGCAAGAAGTGAAGAAAGTTGATAAAGTAGTAACAGAAGAAATCAAACCTCTTAAAACGCCTGTAATTAGCCCTGAAGTTAAAGAGAAAATGAAAGAAGTTATTACTGAAAATACAGAATCTTTTGAGGTAGAGGAAGAAGAAATTATTAACAATTTTATCAATTCAAAAGATAAAGATTTGGATAATGATGAAATAGATGAAGAAGATGATTTCATTATAGAATATAAAGCTAAGCTAGAAGCTAAAAAGGCTGAAGAAGCTATAAAAGAAGCTGCTGAAGAAGAAGAAATAAGAAAGAAGTTACATATATCGAAAAAAGAAAAAGAAAGCTTTATATGGTCTAGTTTGAATAATGATAACGTACCAAAATCAAATAAGAAAATTATTAAAAAAGAGAAGAAACATGAAACCGATGTTAATGGTAGAATCATTAGCATGAAAAAAGAAGAACAATATTTAGGTTCTGCTTTAGGATTTTAAAAAAAACAATCCAACATATATGAAACCACTAAAAATTAAATTATTCCCAAGAGGTCAAAATCCTAGAGAAAAATCTAAAAAATTTAACAAATGGTTCTTGGAGAAATACAAAAACCTAATCAACCTTTAAGCTAGTCTACCCGACTAGCTTTTTTTTATAAAAAATTGAAAATAATTACCCAAAAACACCTTTTTGAATATCAATCAGAAATATATAATAAAAACAAGATTATTAGAATGATAACACTTATTGAAGCAGAAGATTTATTTGATAAAAAGAAGAATTGATTAAAATATTAAAAAATAACGAAGAAATAAATGAGTAAAAAGTACACTTACAATGAACTACATGGAATGGCTGAATTCCTTCAGCAAAAAATGACAAATTTTAAAGGCATAATCTGGAATCATCACCTACAGAAAAACATGGATAAGATTGAATGCCTGATGAAGCAGGTGCAGAAATCTATTGATAAGGTAAGACCTGAAAATTTTGAATCTGTTAATGAGAAAGTAGATGAATATAATCAAAAGATAGAAGAAGGAATTCCAATTGAATCATTAACAGAATACAAAACTGATATCGAAGTTTTTATGATTTTTAATAATGAAGTTGAAGAATTGTTGAATGAAGAAGTTGTCTTTGAATTTCACAAAACTAAAAAAGAGAAGCTACCAAAGAATTTTGAAGAAGAACTTGATTATCAACAAACATTGATGATTAAAGAACTGATTTACAAAGAAGATTTTCCAGAATTATTTGAAGATGATGAAGAAAAAGAAGGTGAAGAAGTAATAGCAGATGCTGTTAAAGATTGGGAAAAGGATGCTAAATAGTATCCTTTTTTCACATAAAAAAGAATCAATTATGAATTGGCAAAACTCACTAAAACACAGATAAAACAACATGAAGAAGCATGTAAAATATTAGAAAAAGAATCATTAACATTCGATGATAAATTGTTTGTTCTTGCTAACTGGAATGAAGGCGCAAATAATAACAATGCCCAGGCAGGTGCATTTTTTACCCCTTACCTATTGGCAAGAGATTTTAAGTTAGAAATATACGAACAGAATAATAAAATTATTGACCTGTGTAGCGGAATTGGTGCATTATCACTCCCTCACTATTCATTCTGTGAAATGATGGGTTATGAAATAGATATTACGTGCGTAGAACTCAATCACAGCTACCTAGAAGTAGGTAAGAAGATATTACCAAAGGCTAAATGGGTACAAGGGAGTGCGCTTGACTTAGGCATGTTAAAAGGGCTTGGTCACTTTAATCAGTGCATAAGTAACCCACCATTTGGGAAAATCAAAACTGATGATAACAAGAATTTAAAATATAAAGGCAGTGAATTTGAGCTTAAAATAATGGAAATAGGCTCTTATATTGCTGACTACGGTACTTTCTTAGTACCTCAAAATAGTACTCCATTTCGTTATTCTGGAAGACCATATTTTGAAGACTTGCGTTATGAAGATGATGGTGATAGATTACCTAATAAAGTGAAGAAATTTATTAAAGAAACAGGACTAAATCCAGATTTCAATGTTGGTATAGACACTTCTATTTATTTGAAGGATTGGAAAGGTGTATCACCGCTCTGTGAAGTGGTAAATTTTAAATATTCTAAAACTTAATAATTAGTGTGGAATTAGAGAAGAAAAGAATCAGATTAAAAAAACTCGCTTTCTATTTTCCCGAATGGTTTAGGAAGAAAAAGTTACTTCAATATTTTAAGTCAAAAAGGGATGAAAAAGAGTCTATAAATTAATTCTAGACTCTTTTTTTATAGTAATAAATTATAACGTGGTTAAAGCAGGTGCTACAGTATCACTTACATACTCACCTTTTAAAGTCTTTAGATAGTGTTCCGTAGTTGATAGTGATTTATGCCCCATAGCTGTTTTAAGGGCGTATAAATCGACTGGCTTACCTAACTCCTGAGCTGCAAAAATAATTAGCATAGCGAACGTGTGACGAGCTGAATGTAACTTAAAAAATGGTATATTAAATTTCCTACAGATGTATTTTAATGACTCCGCTTGCCTTGCACACATATTGTTTCTCATATGCATTTTCTCTTTTTCTGTGCCTTTTTCATACCGTTTTGTTGCAAGCTTAGTTAAATAACGGTCTTTTGTTTTATCCTTTTCAACCCTCCTCACCTGTCGAACAAACAATTCTTTAGCGAAAGCTATTTTTTCACTTTCATCTATGTTTTCCAAAGCCCCTGTTTGCTCTAGTTCTAAATCAAAATTATGAGTATAACTTCGTTTAAATTCATTATTACCATTTAGCTCATAAATCATTCTCAAATTTTCAAAAATCTTCTTATTTTTCCAGTCTTCTTTTTTTATTTTACCTGCAATTGTACCAATTATACAATTACCAAACTTATCAGCATATTCTATCTGTAAATCACTATCTAAGAAGTAAACAAGGTATTTGAAAGAAGAATCATTAAGATTCCAACTTAATGTTGTTTTTTTATTCTTCAACATAGTGTATGTACACTCAACATCTATTTTTTTAATATGCTCATATTCATCTTCTTCTTCATCTATGCAAACAGAAGTGAAAGAAACTTTATTCTTAAAATTGCTAATTTTCAAAAGAGTTAAATCACTGGCTCTCATTCCTAATAATGATACACTTAGAAGATAACGGCACATATGAAGGTAACTATTTATGCTTATTTTTTTAGCCCAGTCAACATTATGGATAACCTCTTTATAATAATCTAAATGCGTGTTATATTCAGGATTTTTTTCAGGTGTTTCTGTTAATTTTCTGACAAAATTTATTTCAATATCCATTTTTTTGTATTTGTTGACCCATTGGATAAATCCCACAAATGAGAAAAAATATGAATGGATAGTGTTTAGTGAATATTTCTTACCTACTTTTTCTTCATCAGCCAAAAAAGCATGAAAATTTGTGATGAAATCTCTATCAATTCTATTTATACTTACTGTTTTATTTTCTATAAATTTTAGTAAGAATTGATAAACATATATATTGGTTGAGTATGTTGAATAAGCGAAATATTTTTCTTTAAAAATTAGAAATTCTTGATAATATTCCTGAATCGAATTTTTCTTAGTTAATGCTAGTTTTATTTTGGCTGAATTCAATTCACCATCTTCTAACATTTTCTCTTCTTCTTCCTCATATGCTTTTTGTATCGCCTTATATTGGTTGCATGTTTTTTTTACATCCTTGTTGGCTTTACTCCATTCTGTTTTTTTGATAGAGAACCCCAAATTTTTATAAGAAATTTTTCCGTTATTTGTGATTCTTATTTTTAAAGGAAATTTTCCAGTGTTACCTATTTCACGAGACCATAACACTAAAGAAATTTTAATCAT